CAACAACTTACAAGCTACATTTCAAATAGAGTACCTGCGAAACTATTAGAGGTTGAGGATGATCAAATCCTTGGCGGTAATGGTTCTGCACCAAACCTAAATGGTTTATACAATTCGGGTACTAACTTTGATACATCATCTAATGGTGCATTTTATCAATCAGTTGATAGTGCAAATGAGTTTGATGTTCTTGTTGCTGCAATCAACCAGTTAGCATTGTCTAACTACAAGCCAAACTATATTCTTTTAAATCCAACTGACTTCCATAAGATTCTTTTACTTAAGGATAGCCAATCAAGATATTTAAAAGATCAAGTATATCAAGGTTTACAACCATCATTTATGGGTGTACCTGTAATTATCAATAATGAGGTAAATTCAGGATCGTTCCTTGTAGGTGATTTCAATTCTTGCCAATTATGGATTAGAGAAAATCTTTCTGTATCATTCCATAGAGAAGATGGAACTAACATCAGAGATGGTTTCGTAACTGTAAGATGTCAGGAAAGAGTAGCACTTGCTACTTACTTACCATTAGGTATAATTGATGGTACATTTAGCACGGCTAAAACAGCACTAGAAACACCATAGTATTAGGTTTTTTATTGCTAATTAATATTAAAGGGGTATTTATTTACCCCTTTTTTTTATGAGGTAGTATTAAAAAAATACTTTAAATAGTAAAAAATATTTTGTTATTTAAAATATTGTTTATATATTAGCATAACTAAATAACATTATTATGAAAAAATTTATACAACAAACAATTAAGGAAAAATTGAGTAACAATGACACCCCAGCTATTTCTTTTGAGATACCTGAATTTGGTCCTGAACTACAATGGGGTGGTGATTTTGGTAGTATTCAATTTGATGAGAGTGTCCCGCAATCAATGAGATGGGCAGTATTTTTTAATGGAAAATGTGTGAAGTGTAGTTCACTTTTACAAACTTGTATTAAAAAATTAGAACAACTAGGAGTTGAATTATCACACTTTGAAAATGAATAATATGAAAAAACTATTTGAAAAAATTATTTTAAGTGATGCATTTGTAAAGATATTTATTTATGCATGTGCATTTGTCTTTACTTTAATATTTAGTATTGAATTATGACCACTACTTTACACATACAAGATTTAGAATATCAAGACACAAATATTGTGGTTGAATATAAATTTATAGAATCGGAATTAGATTATTTTAATGGCACGGGACAAACTAATGATGTTGAAATTTATGCGGTATATATTGATACTATTGACATTACTAGATTGATGGAGGTTCACTTTGATGAACTTGAAAGCATTGTATTAGATAATCATTTAGGTAATTTATAATTATGGCATCAAGACAAACATTATTACATACAATCAAAGTTAATAGGATGCTTAGAAAACTTAATGAAAGTAAATCAAAAAATAAAGAACAAAAACCAATAACAAATGGAAAATATTAGTCAAAAAAAATTATCCTACATATTAGGTGGGATTTTAATTGTTTTGGGATTGAGATCAACATTAATTATTAATGACTTATTAACAGCTTTTGTTTTATTAGTTTTAGGAATATCGGTATTATACAATGGCACTACGAAATAATGATATGGTTGATGATTGTGAACTATTTGTTAATAGCATCATAGGGGAAAAATGGGATAAATTACCAGCAATAAAAAAAATGATTATACTTAAAAAATACAACGAAATACAAGAGATTGTAAAAAAGAACTATTTTCTATAATAGTGTTATTTGGTTAATTAGTTGTTCTAAAAGGGGTTGAGTAATCAATCCCTTTTTTTATTAACTTAGTATTCCATGAATGGTAATCAGAAAGGATGCTTCGCTGAATATCATTTCGCAACAACAGCTATTAAACAGGGATTTAATGTATCTATGCCATTACTTGATTCAAGTGTGTATGATTGTATCTTAGAAAAGAATGGCAAGTTGTTTAAGTTCCAAGTAAAATATTTAGGTGCGAATAGATATAAACATGGTAGATCAATCCAAATTGTTCTTAAAAGAACGGGAACACCAACATATGATTCTAACTATGTCGATTACTTTGCCTTATGGTCCGAGGAATATCAAGGGTTTTTTATTTTAAAAAATGAGGGACAAAAATCATTGAGATTATCTTTACATAATAAGTATAAAGAAAATTTTAATAACTTTGCATGTATTTCATAGATGTTTAAGAGTGTCATTACCATAAATCGTAGTGGCACTTTTTTTTTATCTTTACAATAAATTTTATATTATGAAAATAAAACTTTTAATGGATACAATACATAATGGTGTATCGAAAAAAAAAGGTGATGTTCTTGATATTATTGATAGGAATGCCGACAAATGGATAGCAAAAGGATGGGGTGAACCTATTAATAAAAAAGAGGCAAAACCAAAAAAAGAAACAAAGGAATTAAAAATAGATTCTAAAGAAACAAAAGATGAGGCAAAATAAAATTAATTCAACCACGGGATCGGAAATAGTATCTACAAGTGAATTTAAATCATTTGCTAGAATTAGTACATCCGCTGATGATACACTTATTGCCGATATAATTAAACAATCTAGGATATGGTGTGAGAACTATATATCAAGAGATATTGTGGCTAAAAATAGAACTTACTATGTTCCTAAAAGCGATACGGGAATATTTGATATTCCTTTTGGTCCAATAGCTAGTATCTCTAGTGTTCATATCGATGGTGTTGCTAATACCGATTATACAATGTTAGGATTAGATAATGAGAGTATTGACTTGGATGGTCCAGCGGAAAAGGTAAAGATTGTTTATGTAACAAGTGGTTTGAATGATGAATTATTGCAACAAGCTATAAAACAATTAGGCACAACTTTATATGATAATAGACATGATTTCAAAACGGGTACTATTGTAAGTAGTGTGCCAACGGAAACAAAAAACATTCTTAATTCATATAAAAATATGTTTGTCTAATGGATAGTGGATTATTTAGAGATAGGATCACATTTTATTATTCCGTAAAAAACGCTGATGGATATGGTGGATTTACCGCAACCTCAGGTGGTTCAATGGCTACTGTTTGGGGTTATGTAACACCCGAAAGTGGTAATTATGTTGATAATAGCGGTAAAAGAGCAAGACAAAAAACAAAAGAAATTATTATTAGATTAAAAGATTGGGATTTATTAGATGATGTGGATACGGAAAATAATGAGGTTACATTTGACATTTATGGTGAATCGGGAACTTATAGAGTTAATAATGCTTTTGAATCAAAACCAAATGAATATATTACAATTCAAGGAACAAAACAATTATGACAAAATACGAGGTTGATAAAAAAGATTTTAAGAAACTTGAAAGAAAATTAAATAAAATAGAGATTAATTTAATTCAAGATTTGACAAAAGAATTAGGTGTTACCGCATCTATAATTAGTTTAAAAGCTAAAAGAGATGCACCCTATGATACTGGTTTCCTTAAAGATTCTATAAACTTTGGTAAAGATTCAAATGGTGTTTATGTGGAATCACCCGCAGAGTATTCGGGGTTTCAAGAATATGGTACTAAATATATGAAAGCACAACCATTCTTTTTTGATAATGCTAAAACGGAAATAAAAATATTAATTCAAAGATTAAAAAATAAAATTAAAAGATTAGTATGAGAGAGGCAATGCATCATATTAGACAAAAGATTTATAATGCAATAGATAATATTACTTATAGTGGTTCCGTTGTTCCCGTTTATAATAGAGTTCCAACAAATGCCACACATCCTTATATTTGGATTCATTCCGTAAGTACAAATGAGGTTGATCAAAATGCATCAAAATATTGTTTAGAGGTTATTACAAGAATAGAAGTGATTACAAGATTTGATGGTGATCAAGGTGGTGATCTTGCAGCAAATCTAATTGTTTCAGATGTATTATCTTTGCTAAGAACTAGGGCGAGTGGATATTATGATTTAAGTGCTAATAATTTTAGTGTTTATACAAATGTTTTGGATGGTGTTACCTATGAGCAAATTGATAGGGATGACCATACATACTTTACGGGAATAATAGAAATGGCAACTAGAGTGGAACAAACTAGTTAATTATGGGAATGAGTGATATTAAATTATATGTAATAAACACAACGGCTTTAGCTTTTTCATTTGCGGATTATGTTGTGGATATATTGAGAATAGTGTTATTAGTAGTAACAATAGTATATACAATTAAAAAAATAAAAAATACCAATGGCAACAAAAATTAGTGAGGATACAAATGTTCAACTTGACTTGAAGACAATCGGGATCATTATAGCTGGAACGATCTCTCTGGCTAGTATGTGGTTCACATTACAAGGTGATATTCAAGATTTAAATAACAAGATTGATAATTTTAGTGGTGATGAATTTGTGCAAAAGATGGAGTTCAAATTAAAAGATGAGCTGATAAGAAGTAATGTCATTCAAATAGAAAAATCTACCGAGGTTTTAAAAGAGGATATTTTAGATAATAAACAATCAATAAAAGAACTAGAGGATAAAGTATATAAAAGATGAAACATTTAATTTATGTAATATTTGTGTTATTCGTTTCAGCAATCACTAATGCTCAAGACATGACCTTATTACACATTAATTCAAAATGGAACTCTGACAATGATTATAAATATTTAAGACAATTAAAAGGTGTTGAAATATTAAAAGTAAAATTAGAGGACCAGCCACCAGCTATTAAAAATCAAATTAAATCAGTACCAACAATTATTCTTTATGATAATGAAACCCAACGACCTAAGGGTCAATGGGCAGCTGATTTGTCATTTAAACTAAATGTTGATCCTAATGAAATACAAGAGTATATCAATCGATATAAAATGCAAGTATCGAGAAGGGCAACATCAAATTAATAGATTATGATTAGTAAACACATTTCCGAAAAAGAGGCAACCAAATCGGTTACCGCTTTAAGATTAGGCATTGACAATACACCCAATGGTGATGCATTAGCAAACATGAAAGAACTAGCCGAAAAGATATTTGAACCTTTAAGAGAATGGGTTGGTGGTCCAATTAAAATAAATAGTTTTTATCGCAGTGTTGCTTTGAATGAGGCGATTGGTGGAAGTTCAAAATCTCAGCATTGTTGTAAGGGCGGTTCTAGTGCTATTGATATTGATGATATTTATGGTCATAAAACCAATAAAGAGATGTTTGAATGGGTAAAAGAAAATTTAGATTTTGATCAGATGATATGGGAATTTGGAAATGAGGATAACCCCGACTGGGTTCATATCAGTTATGTAAGTGAGGATAAAAATAGAAATAGAATATTGAAAGCGGTAAGGGATGATGGCAAAACAAAGTATATTGATATAAGTGGTGCCTAATGGATTTTGGATTAGCTTTAATACCTAATGGAATTTTATTTGGAGTTGAATATTATCCAATAGATGCAGAGCAAGATTATAGTGAGTTAAATATTTATTTAGTAATTTTGGTAATACATTTTAGGGTTTATTTATGAGCAAACCAAAAAAGAAGTTTAAAGATTCAACAGTTGGCAAATTATTATTTGGTGCAGCTAGTATTGTATCACCACAACTTGGTCAAGTATTAAATGGTGTTGTATCACCTAAAGATGCGATAGCCGAAATAACAAAAGCAAAGATTCCTACCGAGGACAAAATAAAATTACAAACTTTAATATATGAGCAACAAAACAAAGAGATGGAGGAAATATCTACAAGATGGAAAGCGGATGCTGCATCGGATTCATGGCTGTCGAAAAATGTTCGTCCACTTGTTCTTATTTGGTGTATTGTTGTATTTAGTTTTGCGGGTATATTGGATAGTGTTGATTCTATTCCTTTTAACATAGGTTCCACATGGAACGATACTTTTGAGAAAGTGATGATGGCAGTTGTGTTGGCTTACTTCGGTGGCAGAAGCACGGAGAAGGCAAGTAAAATAATAAAAGGTTAATGGCTAAAAGAGCTGGGTATATACACTATATTAAACCCAAAAAAAAGCGACCTGGTGTTCATTCCAAAAATGCTAGTAGAAATCAAAATGGTTACAAAAAAAAGTATATAGGTCAGGGAAAAACTAACTAACCTTTATTTAGTATTTTTGTAGTAAATTATAAATATGGGTACTACATTAACTGGCAAAAGAGTTCAAAATACTTATGATTCACTTTTAAAAATTGGTGATAATGATAATCTAACAGGAACGGCTAAAAGGATTGGTGATGGATTAGGTAATGATTCCCCTATATTTCTAAGCACAACAAAGATTGGTATTGGTGTAACACCAACCTATGAATTTCAAACAAATAGTCATGCGAAAATTGGTGGCAATTTAATTGTTGGGGGAAACCTAACAGTGAATGGCACAACAACAATAATTGATTCCACTGTTATTGCCATTGGTGATAATATGATGGAAATGGCAAAGGACAATGTTTCCAATACAATGGATATTGGTTGGTATGGTACGATCAATTCTAGTGGTGAAAAATTTGTTGGTGTATTTTATGATGCATCAAGTGGTGTTGCAACACCCGAGTTTCATATAGGTTTAGGGACATCAGAGCCATCATCAACGGCATCATGGACCACAAAGGGTAAATTAGTAATTGGTGCATTAGATGCGACCACAGGGGTTTTTAGTGGTCAAGTAACAATACCAGTAACACCAGTTGCTAATACAGATGCAGCTAGTAAGGGTTAT